TCAGATGTTGCTGTAATTTGGTCAGTGCTATGGCTTGGCAGGATGTCGGGTTACAAACAAATATGGGAAAAATTTAGAAATCTTGGCAAGCCTGTTATAGTGATAGAGGTTGGTGGACTCCTACGTAACATAACTTTTAAGTTAGGCATCAACGGAATTAACAACGATGCCGATTTTGCCAATCAAGATTTTGATGACAAACGATGGCCTATGTTAAACAAAACTTTAAGACCATGGAATCCCACAGGCGACATGATTGTAATATGTGGACAACACGATGCCAGTGAGCAGTGGAAAGGACTTCCAAAAATGCAACAATGGATTGAACAGCAAATAAAAGAAATACGACAATACACCACTAGACCAATATTGGTTAGGCCTCATCCTCGTAATCATTTTAATCTAGATGAAGGGAAGTATAATAACGTCAAAGTCAGATTACCTAAAAGGGATTATAATACCATTGATGATACAGATTTCAAAGCCACACTTGACAGGACATGGGCAGTTGTCAATCACAGTTCTAATCCTGCAATGGAGGCAGTGTTCGCAGGCATTCCTGTTTTTGTTTCTAAATCTAGTTTGTGTTTGGATGTTGGCAACACAGAACTACGTGACATCAATAATCCTGCTATGCCAAACAGAGTACAATGGGCACAGAAATTGGCCTACACAGAATGGCGAGAGGATGAAATACGAGCAGGGCAACCATGGAAAAGAATTAAAGGAAGGTTAGTTGAAAAATATGCAAAAAGTTAATTTACGTACACAGGCAGATCCGTTCCCACAGATAGAATGGACACAATACAAAGGCGAAACCATCATTGTCAAAACAATCATAAGGAAGGGAAAGAAAATTCAAGAGACTGCATTCTATGAAGACAAAGTCAAAGCAGTGCCTAGAGGTAATGCTTATATTATTGGTAACGGTCCTTCACGTAAAGGTTTTGATCTAAATGTTCTAAAAAATACAGGACAGACATACGGATGCAACGCATTGTACAGAGATTTTTGGCCAGACTATATATTTTCTGTCGATACACAGATGACATCAAAAATGTGCGAAGATGAAGTCGGACTAAAGACTGTACACTATGCACCATCTCTTGAAGTCAACAGGAAACAAAACAAGGACATGTTAAACCTAATACCTAACAATCCACATTGGATATCGGGTAACGCGGCTATGTGGACAGCCTGTGTGCATGGACACAAACATATTGTATTGTTGGGTTTTGAATTTAGAGAATATGGAAAGGGCCAACAGAACAACATCTACCAAGACACAGACAATTACGGACCGAGGACTAGCGATACAATTTTTGAAGGTTGGTTACGGCAATTTAGAGGATTGCAAAAAATGAGACACGACTGCAAGTTTACAGTTGTACATGACAATCCACCGGATTATTTAAAAGTATGCAATCCTGCATTCGAGGATGGAAGCAATAGATTTGAGCTGTTAAACTATAAAGAATTTAACGATAAAGTCTTAAACCAGCAGACTTAAATTTTGGTACGAACGCATAAAAGTTTGCGTTATGATTTGAATAAGGATCTTTCAATACAGTCATTTGATATAAGTGTACCATTTCGTGTGCTAGGGTTTCGATGAAGTCCTTCCATTTAGGAAACTTACAATGTAATTCTATTCTGTAAAATACATCTGCTTTATCATAAGGAATTACTCTTTGATTGTACGTTCCTTTTCTACATTGTCTATTGTCCCAATCAGCAACGCATCTACCCCAATCATGATGTAATTTTTTAATATGTATTTCTACACTTGGTAATCTATTACCAAAAAGCATTTGATTTAATCTTCTATACCAATGAAGAACAACCATAGGTGTTGGTTTATATCCTTTAACATCTTCTTTCACAGTCAGAACTTCCTTAAACTGTTTTTTGAGAGTTTTAGTTTTATGTTTTCTTGCTTTTTTCTGTTTTTTCATGGTTGACTATATTACCAGTTATGCTATAATATACTAATAATTATCAAGAAACACCAGGATAAAATGCACACAGATTTACCAAAAACAATTAACGAAGCACTTAAAATACTAGCATATAATGATTATTTTTGGGAAGACAGCCAAAAGGGTCGTATTAATCCCCACAACAAAGATATCGAGACAGTCAAATCCTTAGCAGAGGCACAGTATGCCTGGACCGAGAAACAGGCAAAACTAGCAGTTGTAATACTAAAAAGATATCTTACAAAGTTTCAAAAACACGGAATGGATATAAAAAAATTGCTAGATCTTCCTGTATATGATGATGCTTTTAGAGTTATCAGTTTTGAAAAAACTATTGAGAAATATATCGACGAAGATGAGGATAAAATTGAATTAAAATTTCCTTATAACAAGAAGATAATACAACTAGTTAGATGCCTTAAGGACAGGAAAGGCTTGCCTAGTAGCTATGCAAGGTACGACGGTGAAAGCAAAACGTGGACATTCAAACAGACCGATGTTACAACATATTATCTTACATTGATTGCAGTAAGATATGATTTCAAATTTATCAACGAAACATTACTCGACGAGTATGATGTCGTGAAAAACGAGATTAAAAATTACAAACAACCAACTGCACATATGATCGGAGGACATATTGTACTGAACGATGCCCCAGAATCTTTGCAAGAGTATTGGGAAAAGAATTTGAAAGATAAAAAAGTTGTACAGCAAGTTGATGCACTAAAAAATCTTTATGTACAGATGCCAAACAATATGAATATTACAACACAAACGTACACCGCAAAAAAAATTGCCCAATGCACCAATCATAAAATATGGATAGACAGAAACGAATATAGTAGAGATGAAGTTATTGCAGGACTCAAAGAACTAGAAGCATTTCCTATTATAATGCCTGTATCCGGAGAGATATCAAGTACAGAAGATATATCAGAATACTGGCATTGGATCAAATCTTTTGAACGAAACGGAATAGATCCCTTAAAAGAAATGTCGTGGGGTTTTGACTTGAAGGAACCTAAAAGAGAAAAAGACATAGAAGAATCTGTCTATAAAGAATTTGTTATTGGTAATAATCTTCCAGACGAAAAGTTTGAACAATTATTTGAACTACACCAACTGAGCAAACAATTCAAATATATAGATAAAAATACCAAAGTGATGTTTGTGAGGAATAGAATACCGAGATCACTAATGAAATCTGCTGTGAAGCCTAAAGCTTCTCTTGTTACTCTCGGTGGTGGTTATTTTTCGTCTGGTACCGATAACTTGAAAAGATTACTTGATAATTTGCCTAAAAAGTTGTATTATAGTGATAGTCAGCCAAGCAGTTGGGATTGGCATGATAACATTATAATAAAACTATGAGTTCATGTAAATTAGTAATAAAAGATGAAGTAAACGTAAAGTTTGAAAACTTATCTCTAGAGTGGAGAAAAAAACTTACCAACAAATTCAAATACGAAATACCATATGCCAGACATCTTCCAGCATTCAAGTTGGGACGTTGGGACGGAAAGGTTTCTTTTTTTGGTCTGGGTGGCTCTACTTACTTGAGTCTAGTAGAAGAAATATTACCAATCCTAGAAGACGGAGGAGTGTATGTAGATTTCGAAGACCGTAGAACACCTCACAACTTTGAGTTTAAGGCTATTGATAAAAATTATTTGTCAGACATTAAGTGGCCTGATACACACCCAATGGCAGGACAACCTATAGAATTAAGAGATTATCAAGTAGAAACAATAAACAAATTTATAGAAAATCCACAGTGTATCCAAGAGATAGCCACAGGAGCAGGTAAGACAATTATTACTGCGGCATTGTGTCAACTAGTAGAACCATATGGACGTACACTAACAATAGTGCCAAACAAAAGCCTAGTAACACAAACAGAGGAAGACTTCCTTGCTTGTAATCTAGATGTAGGTGTGTACTATGGAGACCGAAAAGAGTTAGGTAGATTCAACACAATAGCAACATGGCAGTCATTGAATGTATTAGAAAAGAAAAGTAAAGACGAACATTCCGAAGCATTTGCAGAGGCCATAAAAGGAATCAACACAGTAATTATAGATGAGGTGCACATGGCCAAGGCAGATGTACTGAAAAGATTACTGACTGGGCCTTTTGCACACTGCGGAATACGTTGGGGGCTGACAGGTACTGTCCCTAAAGCAGAATACGAATTTATGGGTTTGAAATGTAGCATAGGTGATGTGACACATAGAATACAAGCAAGTGAATTGCAGGACAAAGGTGTACTTGCAAACTGTCACGTGAATGTTTTGCAAACACAAGACCATCCACAGTTCAAAACCTATGCTGAAGAATTAAAATGGCTAACTACGGATACTACCAGGATGACCTGGGTAGCCAAAACAATAAATGATATTTCAACTTCGGGAAACACTTTAATATTAGTAGACAGAATTTCCGCGGGCGAAATACTACAAAAAAACTTAAAAGATTCTGTGTTTATATCAGGGTCAACAAAAAATTTAGAAAGGAAAGAACACTACGATGAAGTGTCTACAACACAAAATAAAATCATTATTGCAACTTACGGGGTCGCATCCGTTGGAATTAATATTCCTAGGATATTTAATCTTGTTCTTATTGAACCTGGTAAATCATTCGTGAGAGTTATACAGAGTATAGGCAGAGGCATTCGTAAAGCAGAAGACAAAGACAATGTACAGATATGGGATATTACCAGCAGTTGCAAATTTGCAAAAAGACATCTCGGTGCAAGGAAAAAGTTTTACAAAGAGGCAAATTATCCGTATAATATAGAAAAGATAAATTATGAAAATCCTTACACTAGATAATAAAAGTTATACACTAGAAAAAATACCAGAATATGTAGATGAACATTTACGTTTCGCTGTGTTGGACAATTCGGATCCAAACGAACCAGATTTCTTTTACATACCATTAATATTTTTAGAAAGTTTTAATGCCCCGGCGGCTGTGTTACAAATTGGCAAACACAAGATTAAGATGCCGTTGGATTGGAAGATGTTGATAGGCGAGCAAGGACAACCTGAAATGCATGTATTACCTATAACAAGTTTAAACGATAGAGGGTTTGACGCTTTTACTTTCAATCCCTTGTCGAGTGCTAAACCAGACTTTTATCCCATTGATGTTGTAGATATCTACACCGAAGTGAAATGGTACTTTCCAAAAGTTAAATCGGGACAGTTACTTGCAGTTCCTTTAACCAATGGTCCTAAACCGATGTGTGCTTATTTCGTTAAGGACATATCAAGACAATGTGAACAGTTAGATTATGGCTCAGTCTGGTAGAAAAACAATTAAAATAGAAGCGCCAATCATAGTGACTACAGACGGCACACCTGTATGGATGGATGATGGTAAATGGGCAATGGATTTTTTTGATTGGCTGTCCAAATCTAAATTAAATGATAAACTTTCAGGTTTACAACATTTACATAATAAAATAAAATTAACTTTTGTGTCGCCAAAAGATTGCACAACATTTGGATTAAAATATGCCGGAAAAACAAAAAAGTAAAAGAAAATTTTTTGAATTACGTAATGGCCTTAAAGCAGTGGATTACAGGAACAAAGACTATTATGATAGAATAGATGATCATGAAAAATCATTGTACTCGCCCTATATGTTGATGAGATATGCATCTAGTGTGTCGTCCAAAGATAAATTTTATATAGAGCATTATGTAGAAATGGTCAATGAATGTGTGAATAAGCATCTGTTCACTCTATCGAGTAAACACAAAAAATTATGTTGGATACTTACTGCTATGTGTGGTGCGTTACAACCACAGTTCCATCCATGGATAAAACCAATGAAACGTGTACCTAATAAGTCGCTGAAACAGTTGCAACAGTTGTATCCAAATGCTAAAGAAACAGACCTAGAAACATTAGATGCAGTAATCACTGACCGAGAGCTTGAACAATTATTAGAGGAACATGGAATCGAAAAAATATAAATGCACATACTGTGGCAAGGAGTTTGCTAAGGAACGAACACTGCAAGTACATCTGTGCGAGCCCAAAAGAAGATATCTGCAAAGAGATGAAAAGTGGGTCGTGAATGCGTTCATGGTTTTCCAAAGATTCTATCAAATACATCAGCACAACATGAAACAAAAAACTTATGACGATTTTTGTAACTCACCTTACTACAATGCATTTGTAAAATTTGGCAGATACATCATGCACATCAACCCGTTGTACCCAGAGAAGTACATAGACTTTGTGATCACTTCTAAAGTAAAACTTGATTATTGGTCACGTGATGATTTGTACGAAACATACCTAATAGCAACTATGAAATCAGAACCAGTTGAGGCCGCACTTCAGAGAACCATTGCTACAATGATGGACTGGGCTGAGGAGCAGAATGCACAATGGTCAGACTACTTTAGACTAGTAAACACAAACAGAGCTGTGCAACATATTCAACAAGGCAAGATAAGTCCATGGATGTTGCTAGGTTGCTCTGCAGGAAAAAAAATGTTACAATCGTTTAGCGACGAACAATTACAGATGACACAGAGATTTATTAATGCAGAATTTTGGTCTAACAAATTTAAACAATACCCAGCAGACAAAATGTTTGTCAGGGAAACAGCCAAGGAGGCAAAAGTTGAGTAAAATAGATTTAGAAATATCCGACGATTTGCAATTTGAGGATGGTGACTCGTGTGTGATAATAAAGAGAGATGGATCAGTTGGTAGAGTGGTAATGCCAAAAATGGATCACCAAACTCTTGTTACGCCCGGCTATAAAAAATTATTAGACGTATTAGAATTCTTGCACCCCGGGGCTCGCAATCATTTTATAAGTTATAACAAAGGAAAATATCACTAATGGGAAAATATATTAAGACAGCAATGGATGATAGATTTATAAACTCACTAGGTATAGAAGTTTACAAACTTGATCCAAACAATCAAGTGTTAAACACATTAATGAATCTACCAAACTTTGAAGGTGGAGAATTAAAGAAAACAATAAAGGATTACAAAAAGAAAAATGCCTGATGTAGACATAGACTTTTTTGATAGAGACGGTGTACTGAAATTATTCAAACATTCGCCTGCATCTATTATAAAAGATGATAAAATAGAAAAACATAAAACCGGTGTTTACTTTCATGCGGTACCAACTGATCCTATAGATGGCCAAGCCACATTGGATCACAAGAAAGCGGAAGATAGAGGATACTTCAAAATTGATTGCTTGAATGTGAACATATACAAAGATGTCAAGTCCGAGCAAGAGCTTGTAGAATTAATGATACAAGAACCTGATTGGGACATGCTCAAAGATGCAAAAACTGTTGAAACCCTTTTCCATTTGAATGGACACTTTAATATTGTTAACAAACTTGAACCTAAAACGATAGAACAACTTGCGGCTGTATTGGCAATTATACGTCCTGCAAAAAGAGGACTTATGTACAAGGACTGGAAAGATATAATGAAAGAAGTCTGGACTAAACCTGCAGATGGCTCATACTTCTTTAAAAAATCCCATGCCATTGCATATGCCCAGGCTATCGTTGTACAGATGAATTTGATTGCACGTGATAAATATAGCTTTGATGCAACATCAAAAACCTAAAAAGAAAATCCAAAAAAAACGTTCTAAAAAATACTCCGCTTCTAAAAAGGATCCATATGGTTATCAGCCAGATAGTCCGTTAACACAACACTATCTTACAACTGGTGCTATACTTCCTGAAAAGAAATTAGATTAGATCGGACGTCTTACTAACTGAATAGTTCTTCTTTTTACTCGCTTCTTTGAAATTTCAGCCAGCTTCACTGTTGGCCCATGTGCTATTTCTACATCTTTTGAGTTTAATGTTTTAAGAGTATTTCTAAAATACCTAAAATCACCTTTGAGGAAGATATTAATTGGTATTTTTCTATTTGACTCGTACCACCAAATTTCACCACACTTCAAATATCTCATTTTGTCCTGCGGGTTCATTAGACTGCCGTAATCGTAAAAGCTGATCACATTTGCGTCTTCATTTTGTACGATGCCCACAAACTCCATGTCACCCTTTCTTATAAGGCTTAAAAATGGGAATTTGTCCCTCAGTGTGTTAAAAACTTCATTCATTCTCTGTCCATAAATATTGTTAAATATGTACTATGCAAACAATACAAAGGTATTTAATAAAACAGATGGTAATTGTTTACCAAAGTGGTTATCACGGAAGGAATTCAAAAGTGTACGATAGACGACTAACACTACATAGAGGAGTTACTAATCCCCTTACATTTACGTTCAAAAACGAAGATCAGAAGAAGCAGGACGTATCTGCAAAAACTGTAGACACGGGTAATTACTATCAATTAGATATTATAGATACTCAATCAAAGAAAGCAGTAATCACAAAAACACTAAAACCAATCGACGATGGAAGCACAGTATCAAAAAAAGGCCAGGCAGTATGCGAGATATCTGATGGTGATTTATTAGGGTTAGATGCCAAGTTTTACAACTATTCTATAAAAGAAATCAAAGAAGACGGAAGTACGATAGTGACTTATACAGATACAAGTTATGTTGCAGGCGGCACTATCGAAGTACTAGATGGAGCATATCCGGAGTTTGTGGGTAGTCATGAAACATCAACATTCACACTTACTACTGGTCCACTGCCAAGAACATCTTCTGTGATAGACGCAAGACCAGGAATCAACAACAACAAAGCATTACACACAATCCAAGTTTACACAACAAACTTTACCGGCACATTAAGAGTGCAGGGCACAATGGAAAGCGACACTAACACTACCAATTGGTTTGATATTACCTTAGATGGTCAAGCAAAACCGGGCGTAGACTTCAGCAGTTCATCTGCCGTCAACTATTACAACTTCAATGGTGTTTACCAACAAATAAGATTCAGTTGGGGTAACTCATCTGGTAACACTGGTTCAGTTGACAAAATACTTTATAGACAGTAAAATAGTAGAATATGAACCTGATACAGAATACAATTCTGACTTCGTTGCCTAGCGGTAAAAAGAAAACCCCAAGTGGATGGATAAGTTTCAATGCACCTTGTTGCATACATAATGGCGAATCGCAGGACAAAAAGAAACGTGGCGGAATCATGACAGGTGTGGACGGCGCCCTATCTTATCATTGTTTCAACTGTGGATACAAGACATCATACATAATTGGACGTAGGCTAACACAAAAAATGCGAACCTTGATGGGTTGGCTTGGTATACCAGAAGACACAATAAAAAAATTAGCAATAGAGGCCATGAGGGAAGAAGCCTCAGACTTCAAATACGAAAAGAAAAAATTTGTAACATTCAAACACAAGAACCTTCCTAAAAATTCACACAACCTAGAAGTTTGGTTGGAAAAGTATTTTGCAAAGGACTTAACTGCACCACAATGGGAGAAGATAAACGGATTACTAGATTATCTCAGAACCAGAGGTATAAGTCCGGATTGGTATGACTTCATGTATTCCCCAGATCAAACCTGGGACGTAGATAAAAGATTATTGATTCCATTTTATTGGAGAGGTGATATTGTTGGATTTACAGGCAGACTGTTTGACGGATCAGATAAAGTAAAATACTATACCGACGTGCAACCAGGCTATGTGTTCAATATGGACGTACAAGATTGGTCAAGAAAGTTTGTGTTGGTAACAGAAGGTCCATTTGATGCAATTACCGTTTCTGGAGTCAGCATACTTGGCTCAGAGATAAATGATGTACAAAGAGAATTGATTAACAATTTAAATCGACAAGTGATAGTTGTTCCTGATAGAGATGCACCAGGAGAAAAGTTGATTAACCAGGCTATAGAATTTGGATGGTCTGTTGCTTTTCCAGAATGGGAAGATGGAGTTGACGATGTGGCCGATGCTGTGTTAAAATATGGAAGACTATTTACTATACAATCTATACTAAAAAGTACAGAATCAAGTAAACTAAAAATAGATTTAAAGAGAAAGATGTATGGCTGATTATAAAGATCAACAACCTGAAGCAAAAAACTATTCGTTCGATGTACAAAAGTTGTATATGGAAATGCTGTTAGCAGATGCCGAATCGTTTGCAAGAGCACAAAATATATTTGAACCAAAAGCATTTGATAGAAAACTGCAACCAATTGCAAAGTTTATCAAAGAGTATATGGACGAATATAAGGTTATGCCAGAAGTAGAAATAGTAAATGCAGAACACGATATAAAACTTAAAACAGCAAAAGATTTAGATCCAGCACACTTCAATTGGTTACTAGACGAGTTTGAAACATTTTGTCGACATAAGGCATTAGAACGTGCAATACTTTCGTCGGCAGATATGTTAGAACGAGGAGACTATGCACCCGTGGAAGACATGGTCAAAGAAGCAGTGAACGTTGGACTTACAAGAGATTTAGGAACAGATTATTTTGATGATCCTAAAGCAAGGTTGGAGGCTTTAAAAAACTCCAACGGGCAAATCAGCACAGGGTGGGCCAATTTAGATAAGAAACTGTTTGGTGGATTTAACCGAGGAGAACTAAACATATTTGCAGGTGGATCAGGTGCCGGCAAAAGTTTATTCTTACAGAATCTTGCAGTTAATTGGTCACTGGCTGGTTTGAATACAGTTTACATATCGTTTGAATTAAGTGAACAACTTACAGCCATGAGATTAGATGCCATGATGACTAACATTCCAACCAAGAAAGTTTTTCCGGAAATAGATACTGTAGAAATGAAAGTTAAGATGCTGGCAAAGAAAGCAGGAAATTTACAAATCAAATACTTGCCAAGTGGCAGTAATGTATTAGATATTAGAACATACCTTAAAGAATTAGAGCTGAAAACAAAAAAGAAAATAGATTGTATATTGATAGACTATTTGGATCTCATGATGCCAAAATCAAAAAGAATATCCCCGGCAGATTTGTTTATCAAAGACAAGTATGTTTCTGAAGAACTTAGAAATTTAGTTGTGGAAAAACAATGTATACTGGCAACAGCATCACAGTTGAACAGGGCCAGTGTTGAAGAGATAGAGTTTGATCACTCTCACATATCAGGTGGACTATCCAAGATACAAACTGCTGACAACGTGATAGGTATATTCACGAGTAGGGCAATGAAGGAACGTGGCAGATATCAGATACAGTTCATGAAGACTAGAAGTAGTTCTGGTGTTGGACAGAAAGTAGACTTGGAGTTTGATGTGGACAGTTTGAGAATAAGAGACCTAGATGAGGAAGAATCACAAAGTTATAATCAGCAAAGCAAAAATAAAATATACGATTCGTTAAAGCAGACGTCTAAA